GCCTACTATGCGTACCCGTAAAAGCCCGTTGCTGTTTATGACTTCGACAGCTGGCGACGAAAGCAGTAAAGAAATGCAGAAATGGCGTGAACAGGGTTTACGGGCAATAGACGAAAAAAAGGTTACGTCGCTTTATTTCTGCGAATTTTCACCTAGTAGCGATATTGACCCTATGACGCCCGAAGCGTGGATAAAAGCAAACCCTGCTATAGGTAGCACGTTAACGCTGGACGTTATAGCGTCAGAAGCCGAACAGCCAAACCGTAACGCGTTTCTACGAAGTAGCGTAAATTTGTGGACGGCCAGCGCTAACGGCTGGCTGCAGCCTGGCGTTTTTGACAAACTGGTAACAGCTGACCCAATGCCTAAAGGCGGCGTTTTAGCTATAGAACAAAGCCAAGACGAAGCCCGCTATGTAGGCGTTAGGGCTGCGCTAAACAGCAAAGGCCAAATACAGTTAGCCGTTGAATTCATTAAAGATACTTTGACTGAGTGTTGGCAGGCTGTAGAAAACGCTTGCCAAGACCAAACGACGCGGCTACTTATTACGCCAGCGTTTGAAATGTCTTTACCTACAAAATTTGAACGACGCGCTTCTATTGTCGGTAATCGAGAATTACAACGCTGGACGGTAGGCGCTAGGGCAGCAATTTTAGAAGGCAAAATACGACACGACGGCAGCGCACTTTTAGCCCAGCACGTAGAACGGGCCGTAGCAGTCAAAAATCAAGGCGCTATTACTTTGTCTAGTTTGCGTAGTCCAGGCCCTATCGAGTTAGCCCGCTGTTTAGTGTTTGCGGTTGCTATGGTCAGCAAACCAGCCACGATAGGTAAGCCGTTAATTGTTAGTACCCGTAACGCTATTTAGTTTGTGTTTCGGCTAATGTGTAACGCGGGTAGCCGTCGAGTTTCTTAACTTTCTCGTAGGGTAACTGCGGCGGCTACCTACCACCAAAAGTTTTATAAAGTGTGGCATACTGAACCAATGGCATTATTTACCCGCAAAGCTGAACCAACAAAAATAGTTAAAGCTGCCGCTGGTGCTGCGTCTAATCGAACTGGTAGTAATGCTGGTGCTTCACAAATCGGTAACTTCTATGCGTATTCAGACGGCGTTTTACGTCAACGTTTTATGCAGGTACCGACGATAAGTCGCAGTAGAGACCTTATGGCTTCTGTTATTGGTTGCTTGCCGTTGAAAATGTATAAAGAAATGTGGAACGGCGAGGAAATGGAATTAGTACCCGAAGCGCCGCGCAGCTGGTTAGCAAGAATAGATAAAGGCGTAACAAATAATTTTATTTTAAGTTTTACACTGGACGATTTACTGTTTTATGGGCGGGCTTTTTGGTATGTTACCGAAAGAGATAGTTCGGGCTATCCAAGTTCGTTTACTCGTCTACCTGCAGCAATAGTTACAACACAAGACCAGGCAGCAACTAACGGCGTTTGGTTTGGCCCGTCTAAACAGGTTTTATTTCAAGGCCTACCAATTCGCTACGAGGATTTAATACAATTTTTAAGCCCGATACAGGGCTTAATTTATACTGGCGCTACTTCAGTCGATACAGCGCTAAAACTTGAACAGGCCCGTAACCGTAACGCTTCAAGTTTGCAACCAGCCGTAACCCTTCGTCAAACTGCAGGCGAACCAATGTCAGCACAAGAATTACGTGATTTAGCGCAAGCATACGACGAAGCGCGTTTTGCTTCAGCTACAAGCGCAGTAAACGAATTTGTAGAAGTAATACCGAATATGGCAACGCCCGACAAAATGCTTTTAATTGACGCGGCAGAATACCAGGCTAAAGAAATAGCGCGAATTGCCAATGTCCCCGCCTATTTAGTTTCGGTCAGTATTGGCAATTACAGTTATGTTTCAAGCGCTGAAGCTTCGCGCGATTTATATACGTTTGGCGTAAAACCTTATATCGACTGCATACAAGAAACGTTAAGCGCAAATAACGTACTGCCACGCGGGACGGTAGTACGCTTTGACATTGAAAGTTATTTAGAACAGCAAGAAAAAATGAAACCAGAAGAAGCCGAAGAAGTAGAAACGGTAGAAATAAATGATTAGATTAGTGCCGCAAGATTTAAATTTAGACGCTGCGCCCGCTGGCGAGAAAATGCCCCGCAGAACGTTAGCGGGCGTAGCGGTTCAGTACGAAGTCGAAGCCGTAGTTTCTGACGGTCAAAAAGTAAAGTTTGCTAATGGTGCTTTGCCGTTAGAAGGCAAGAAACCAAAAATGTATCTTTACCACGATAGTACGCAGCCAATAGGCATAGTTTCGGCCCGTACCCAAGTAGACGATACTGTGCTTTTTGAAGCCCGCATTAGCGAAACCCGCGCAGGCGACGAAGCGTTACAACTAGCAAAAGACGGCGTTTTAGATAGCGTTTCGGTAGGTATTTTGCCAGTCGAATTTAGTTTCGACGAAGCTGGCACAATGATTATTACAAAAGCCGACTGGCAAGAATTAAGCCTTTTGCCTTACGGCGCTTTCGAAGCCGCTAAAGTTGAACGGGTGGCTGCGAGTATCCACCAAACAGAACCAGAAGTAGAGTTAAATAGTAAACAAGACCCAGAACAAGAGGTAACAAAAATGAACGAACCAGTAGAAACCCCGCAAGTAATCGAAGCTGCAGCCGTACACACTGTTTACGCGCAACCTAAAAAACTTCGTTTGCCTTCGACTTCGGAATATATCGCTAGCTATGTACGCGGCGGTTCAGATTTCGCACAACTTAACGCGAACATTAACGCGGCACGAATTGAAGCCGCGCCAGGCGTCGCACCATACGTAAATACTGAATCGACGCCAGGCATTTTGCCCGAAATTATCGTGGGCAGCGTCTACGATTCGCTTAACCCAATTAGACCATTTGTTAGCGCTATCGGTACTCGTGCTATGCCGACAGCGGGCGCAACATTTCGCCGACCAAAAATTACAACACGGCCAACAGTTGCACAACAAGCCGACCAATTTGACACGCTTACCGCGTCAACTGTCCAAGTGTCCAACACGGATATTTCCAAACTAAGTTTCGGTACATACGTAACAGTCAGCGAACAGGATTTGGACTGGTCAGACCCTGCAAGCATTGACATTATTTTGAACCAGTTAGCTATCGCTTACGGTCAGGCAACAGATAATTACGCTGTCGATACTTGCCACGCTGCAATTTCACAAACCGCAAGCGTTGCAGATACAGCCGTAGGCGCTGATTGGGTAGCCGCAATTTATGACGGCGCACGACAAATTAGCGCAACTTCAAACTACCTACCTACTCATATGTTTGTAACGCCTGCTAGCTGGGCTGCGCTTGCTTCGTCAGTAGACGACCAAAACCGACCAGTATTCCCGTTTGTAGGTGCGCCTAATCTTATGGGTCAAAACGCCGCTGGTAATTCGTCAGCTACAAGCTGGAACGGCAACCCGCTAGGCCTTGTACTTGTTGTAGACAAAAACGCGCCAGGTTCATTTATGGGCCACGCAGCAGGCCCAGCAGCAGGCTTCGAGTTCTACGAACAGCAAAAAGGCGCAATTTCTGTAGACGTTCCAGCCACACTTGGCCGCACTATTGCCTTTAGAGGTTATGCAGCTTCGTTTATGGCAGACGCTACCAAGTTCGTTAAGTTCGTTTAACGACTAGAAAGAAGGCCAGCTATGGCCGTCTATTCGGTCAAACAAAAATATTTAACCGATAATTACGCGGTAGTCGTACTTGTTACTAACGCCGACCCGTTAGAAGTAGGGCAAAGCGTAACTATCGCTGGCGTCGACGCAACCTTTAACGGCACTTATACCGTCGCTGCGTTACCTGAATATTATTTTACTGGCGTAGACGAACAAGGCTTTTTTATCTACGACATAGAAACGCCGATACTTAACCAGGTTCTATATGCAAAAACGGCAGACAACGTAACCATAGTTGCAGCAACAGGCACACTAACTACGACGCCCGTTTGTACGTGGATAACTGCAGGCCAAATAGAGGACTGGTTAGGTATCGGTACAGCGACGGCAGCCGATACAACATTTTTAACACAATGCGCGGCAGCTGCTAACAATTTTTGTTACGCCAGAAGGCGCGAAGCAGGCTACAAAAACGAAAGTTTAACTACCGTGCCAAATGGGGCAGTCAGTTTAGGGACGATTATGTATGGCGGCGCTTTGTATCGTCAACGCGGCGGCGTACAAGATTTTGCGTCGTTTGACGGTCTAGGTACAGCTAATAGTTTTGGTTTGTCGCCAATGATTAAACAGCTGTTAGGCGTCGATAGGCCAGCGGTTGCATAATGCCCCAAAACTTTACCGACCTATTTAATACGTCGCTAACAAATTTAACTACGACACTTACAGCCGTTACAGGTTTACAGGTAGTAAACGACCCGCGAAACCTTGTCCCGCCTTGCGCTTTTATTGACGCGCCAAGCTTCGAAGCGTTTAACGCCAACATAGTAAAAATGTCGTTTCCAGTACGGGTAATAACTTTAGGGCCAGGCAACCTAGACGCGCAGCGCAGTTTACTTAACCTTGCTTCGCTGGTGCTGGGTGCTAATGTAGGCGTAACGGACGGTAGGCCTACAGAAGCTTTAGTAGGCGGCGTGGCTTACCCTGCGTATGATTTGACTATAACAATGCAAGCCCAGACAGCGTAAGGATAAACAAATGACTAGCTATATGGTTACTTCGGACAGGTTCGCAGGTTTTAAACGCGGCGATACTGTTACAGACAAAGATTTAGAAGGCGTAGACGTCGAAGCGCTTGTAGAAGGCGGCCACCTATCCACGCAAAGCGCTAAAAAATCTGGTAAAACTAAAGATACAGATACAGACAAGGACTAACCAAATATGGCTACTTCAGTTTATTTAAGTTCACCCGCATTAACCATAAACAGCGTTGACCTAACAGACCAGGCGACCAGCGCAGTATTGACATACAACTACGAACAGCTTGAAACTACGTCGTTTGGCGACACGGCCCGCAAGTTTGGCGGTGCTGCTGTAACTTCGCTGCAAAACAACAGCTTTGAAGTAACGCTATATCAAAGCTACGCAGCAAGTGAAACCGAAGCCAGCGTTTTTGGACTAGTCGGTATTCAAACAACTATTACGGTTTCGCCAACGGCTGCAGGTCTTGTAACGCCTAGCGCTACTGCGCCAAAATATACGCTTACTGGCGCATACTTGGAAAGCCACACGCCAATTAACGCAAGTCTTGGCGAACTGTCGACCATTACGCTTACGTTTACTGGCGGCACACTAACTAAAGCCGTTTCATAATGGCGCGGCTTTGGCCGCTGAGAACTAAAAAAACAAGCAACGCTAATAATGCGCTGCCCTACGAAAGGCAAATATGCAATTAACACTTAAAGCCGTATTTAAAGACGGCAACAATTACGAAGTGCAAACTAATTTAATGACCATAGTTCTATGGGAAAGAAAATTTAGGCGCAAAGCTTCAGACATAGCTAACGGCATAGGGGTAGAAGATTTGGCTTATATGTGTTACGAAGCCAGTCGCCTAAACGGAATAACCGTCCCTAGTTCGTTAGACGCATTTATTAACAGCCTTGTAAATATTGAAGTAGTAGACCAGGCCGCCGATTTAAAAGCAGACCAGGCACAGTAAGTTATCTTATGGCTGAAGTGTTAGTAACTTGCCATTACTGGCCTAGCCATATCGAATTTGGTATAAACGATTTGTATACCGTCGTAGAAATTTTGAACAAACAGAATAAAACTTATGTCTAGTTCGTTTACTTTAGAAATCGCCAACGTAAAAGAAACATTGGCCGAATTAAACAAATTCGACAAAGTTTATAGACGGGAAGTAACTAAACGTATTAAAGGCGCTGGCGCTGAAATTATTGTTACAGCCCGCCAACTAATAGGCGACGCGCCGCCTTTATCGGGTATGGTTCGCGGCAAACTTATTAAAGGCCGCGAAGTTTATTGGGATAACAGAACTGCTAAAGCTGGTCTAAAAATTAAAGTAGGTAGACGGGCCAGCAAAGGCGGCACGGTTCAATTTAAAGACCAATTTGACGCCGAGAATAACCCGCGTGAAAGCCATAGCGTAACTTTTAAAGCTAGGCCCTATCAACTTATGGTCGCCCAACAATTAGACGCGGCAGGCGCAATATATGACCACGCTGGCGCTAAAACCAAAAACACTAATTTCGTTAATAATTTAAATGTCGAAGTTGGAACACAACCACGCGCAATAGACCCAGCAGTAGAAAAAAATCGTAAAACCGTAGAATTTGCGGTAGTGCAAATAGTCGACGAAGTAGCAAAAGTTTTAAACAAAAATTTGAAGGCCCGCTATGGCAATTAACATACCGATAGTCAGTACGTTTGACCCTAAAGGCCTTAATGCAGCAGAAAAAGCTTTAGGCGGTTTAAGCGGTTCAGCTGGCAAAGTTGGCAGTATTCTTAAAGCTTCTGTAGTGCCAGGCCTTATAGCGGCTGCTGGTTCGGTTTTAGCTTTTACTAAAGGTTTAAACCCAGCTATTCAAGCTGCTAGCGATTTAGGCGAAAACACAAGCAAAATAGGCGTAATTTTTGGCGACGCTGGTAAAGCTGTAACCGATTTTGCTAAAACTGCTGCGCGTGAAATCGGGCAAAGTCAAAACCAAGTTTTATCGGCTGCTGGCACGTTTGGCACGTTTGGTAAAGCTGCAGGTTTAGCAGGCGACCAGTTAGCGACGTTTACAACTGATTTTATTACGTTGTCTGCCGACTTAGCCAGTTTTAATAACACGACGCCAGACGAAGCCATTAACGCTATCGGTTCGGCGTTACGCGGTGAAGCTGAACCGTTAAGGCGTTTTGGGGTTTTGTTAAACGACGCAACGTTAAAAGCCGCTGCTATGGAATTGGGCATATATAGCGGTAGCGGTGCATTGACAGCGCAACAAAAGATTTTAGCTGCACAAAAAGTAATCTATGAACAAACAGGCGACGCGCAAGGCGACTTTGCGCGAACTTCAGACGGCCTAGCAAACCAGCAACGTATTTTAAGCGCACAATTAGAAAATATAAAAATAAAAATAGGTGAAGCACTTTTACCAGCGTTTACAAAATTAGTTAAATATGTTAACGATTTTGTAGTACCAGCTTTAGACAAATTTATAACTTCGCTTACAGGCGGTAAAGGCGTTAGTGAAAGTATCGCGCAAGCTATCTCTGCTTTTGGCCCGTTTGGGCCTTCAATAGTTGCAGGTATGCGTCAAGCGGTAGGCGCTATGTTGCAGTTCGTACGGACGGCAGCAATTACTTATGAAAGTATTAAAGCGGTTACAACTGCTGCCAAGTTTTTTAAAGGTAATGTTGTCGGCGCATTAAAAGATTTTGCGTTAGTTGTAGGTGCAGCAGGCGTAGCGCAAGCTACACGCAAATTAGAACAAGACAGTAACGAATTTTTTGACGGTTTATTAAATCGCGTCGAAGGCATTACAAGCGCTGTAGCCAGCCAAAACAAAGCAATTACGGACGCTGAAAGCCGTTACGAAGGTTGGGGTAAAAAAATTGCTGGCGTTACAACTGGTTTAGAAGGTTTAGGCGACGGCGACGATAGTAAAGGCGGCGGTAGTAAAGGCGCAGTAAATAAAGTAACTGAAGCTGTTAAAAATGCTTCAGCCGCATTAAATAAAGAAATGGGCGACGCGTTAGACGCCGCTAAAGACCGACTTAAAAAAGCCCAAGACGCGTTTAATGATTTTTACAAGTCAGTTAGCGACGTCGTTAAAGGTGCTTTAGATTTTGGTGCAGCGTTTGAGGAAGGCGGCGAAGACGCAGGTTTAACGTTTTTTAGTGCGTTACAAAAACAGGCCGATAAAGCTAAAGAATTTGCAAACCTAGTAGAACAGCTATTAGCTACGGGCCTATCGCAAGAAGCGCTACAACAAGTTATTGACGCGGGCATAGATAGCGGCGCAGCTATTGCTAAAGAATTGTTGTCGTCAAGTGAAAACGTTTTACGCGCTAACAAACTTGTAGCCGAAACTAACGCAATAGCCGAAGCTATAGGTAATTTGTCGGCAAGTAAATTTTATGGTGCTGGCGTATCTAACGCCCAACAATACTTAGCGGGCGTCGAAGCGGCTATGGCTGTAGCGCAAGCCCGATTAGGTAAAAAAGGTATAAACCTGGCTGATATTAAAGGCATTAGCAGCGGGTTTAATAACGCGATTAGCACAACGCCGACAATGACAGCGCCTACTATGCCTAGCGTTATACCAGTTGGGGCACCAACAGACAAAGGCCAGCCGTCAGGCAATGTAACTATAAACGTAAATAGCCAGCTGGCTACTAAAGGCGAAGTAGGCGAAGCTATTAACGACGCGCTACGGGCCTATAACCGTCTTAGCGGCCCGTTGCAGTTGCAAAT